TCATGAAAATTTCCAAGTGATTTTCACAGTATCATTGTAGAGGTCAACTCTGGATATAAGAGAATCTATAATCATTCTCTTATCCTCTATGGAGCCACTATCAAATGTATCTTGGGCAATCCTTAAGGATTCCATGATATGTTTCTTAGTGGCTCTTTTTGGCTTTGCACTTATCTTTTCAAGAGCCGTTTTCTTGGCTTTCAGGTCTTTGAGTTTCTTAGCAAGCTCCTCAACATTATCACCACAGATGGCATATAGATCAATGAGGCGGTTTATCTGCTGGTCAATCTTTTTGATCTCCTCTGAGTTATCTGGGAGGACAGTGGCAGCAGAATCTGAAATCTCAACATCCTCAAATTTCACTTTTAAGATTTCGTTTTTAATAATTTCATCAATTTCATTTTCGTTTTTAGGTTTCAATTCACATTTGTGATCCAGTTTTGACAATTGCCCTGTGTCAGCTCTGCCACATCTATAATATCCATATCTCTTTGCCTTGGTGACAGAGCAGCAGGAGCGCACTCTTGACCCACAATATCCACAATAGATAAAACCTGTCATCAGATGTTTTCCTGTTGAGACTTTGCCTCCTTGTTTTCTCTCATCAAGGAGCACTTGCACTCTGTCAAATGTTTCAAGGTCAATAAGGGGCTCATGCTGCCCCTTATAGTCACCAACCATTCCAATGTAGACAGGATTTGAAAGAATCCTCCTGACTGTCCCCACATAATTCCATGACGTATAGCGAGTAGTGAAATGAGATTGGAGATATCTGGTTATGTCCCTGATGGAGATTCCCTCAAGAAACATCTCATAGATGATCCTGACCTGCTCTGCCTCATCATTTGGCAGCAGGATTCCATCCTTATAGTCATATCCAGTTGGGATATTCACTCCACCATGCCACAAGCCTTTTTTCTTTCTGCCCTCTTTACCCATTTTCATCCTCTCCTTGATTTGGGAGCGTTCAAGCTGGGCAAAGGCTGAGAGAATGCCAACCATGGCAATCCCTATTGGGGTGGTGGTGTCAAAAGATTCCTGCATAGACACAAAGGATGCTCCAGCAGGTGCAAATATATCTTGAATGAGGTGCAAAGTGTCCTTTTGAGACCTAGAGAGCCTGTCTAATTTATTGACAAGGACAATGTCATAAGCAGATATCTCCCTCATGAGCTCCTGCAAAGCTGGTCTGTCCATATTGGAGCCAGTGAAACCTGCATCAGAATAAATCTTGGATAATTCCCAGCCCTTTGATTTGCAATAGGCTCTGATCCTCTCCTCCTGTTCTGGGAGAGAATAGCCCTTATCAGCCTGTTTATCTGTGCTGACTCTGATATATGCTGCAACCTGCATAATTCCTCCTAAAAGTATTGCTCCTCAAAAATGAGGAGCAGAAAATCACAAAACATTCAATTTGTCAATGACATGAAGTTGACACAAAGTTGCGTCATTTTTTCAAGCTAACATATCTTTGGAAATCGGCTGGGACTCTTTTTTATAATTTCCAGAGCTGACAAGATCATTGGCATAGTCAAGTAGTTTCTTTCTCCCAGCATCATTGAGCAGGTCATAATCTTTACACAGAATGCGCTTATCCTGTTCAGATTGTTCTTTATCCCATCCCATAAGGGCAGCAGGTGAAACATTCAATGCATGAGCCATGAGCTCAATCTTGTCAGATGGAATATTTGTTATTATGTCATTCTCATATTTATAGAGAGTCTGCTTTGAAACTCCAATCTTATCAGCAAGGTCTGTTTGAGTAAAACCAATAGCACTCCTTAGCTCTTTAATTCTGTTGCCTATAGTCATTTCTGTTTCCTCCTAGAAACAATAATATAACAAAAAAGTTACTTTAACAATAAAAAATAACTTGACAAGTCACAAAAACAAAATTAAAGTTAAATAGTAACCTAATAAGTTACTTGGAGAGGTGAGCAATTATGATTAAGGTAAATGATTTAAAAGCTGAAATTACAAGGAATAATTTGACACAGAAAGATGTGGCAAAGCTGATTGGTGTTACTCCTAAGACTTTCTATGACAAGATGAGCAAAGGAGTGTTTGGCTCAGATGAGATTGAGATTATGATTAAAGAGCTTAATATAATAGACCCAGTCAGCATTTTTTTTGCTAAAGAGTAACTTAAAAAGTTACTTGGTTGAGGCGCAGTCTCTAGGGTGCCCCCAGAGACTTTATAGCATATTAGAAATGTATATTGACATATACATTTCTAAAACATCTTGATAACAGCATTATTCAAATGCGCCAAGGGGCAGCAGGTATTCCACATTAACTAAATAGGAGGATGTATGATGAGAGACTTTAAGGTCAACATCTGTGGTGTCCCACATGAGGTTGTGTTCAAGGATGATTCTTTCACAGCATGTGAGACCCACTTTGGAGAGATCAAGTACAAGGAGTGCAAGATCACTTTAAGCACAGGCATGCCACCAGAGATGGAGAAACAGACACTCATACATGAGATGGTACATGGTTTCTTTACCCACTTAGGTTATAACAACCTTGCTGGTGATGAGGTGCTGGTGCAATCACTGGCTCAGGCAATGGCTCAGAGCTTTGAAGTTAAGAAAGAGCTTTAGGGAGGAGTTATGACAATTCAGGATAAAGCCTATAAAGACCTATGCAAGCAGTTTTCAGAGTCGGTCAGAAATCTTAAGAGGAGGCAGAGGCTGGCAACAGTTGTAACCATCATCAATGTTATTGCCTGTGTCCTCAATCTCCTCTGCATATATTGGAGCCTTAGAGGGTGATACATGAAAGTGATTCACATATTAGCAGATCAGAGACAGGTGGATGATATTGGACTCATCAAAATTGATGAGTCGCACAGCATCTATTCTATCCTGAAAACAATAGAACAAAAGGGAGTGAGAGAGCATGAGGGGATTCAAAAGAATGCTGACACTGACAGGGATTTTATCAGTGATGGCAGGAACACTATTGCACTTTGCAATTCCAACTAATTCAGATTCAATCTGGGAGGAGATACCACATGAGGAGACAGAAACCTATATCCAAGAAAAAAGAGAAACAGAGGATTTATCAGTCAATGGAGATGTCCAAGTTGAAGAAATGGGACAATGCCCAGAAAGCATTTCACAGAGCTCAGGGCAGGTAATGACAGATGCAGAAAAGAAAATGCTCATGAAGGTTGCACAGGCTGAGGCTGGCAATCAAGGCATTGATGGCATGTGGCTTGTCATGAGCGTAGTTATGAACAGAGTAGGCAGCAGGTCTTTTCCAGACTCCATTGAGGAAGTGATATTTCAAAAAGGGGCTTTCAGCTCTGTCACTGATGGCAGATATGAGGAGCAGGTGATCCTGAGCTATGAGGTCACAGAGGCTCTTGGAATGATTTTAAATGGAGAAGTGGCAGAAAACATTGTTGCCTTTGAGATCAAGGACTCTGATGTGCTGGAGAAATGGTTTGAATATGCATTTACATTCAGAGACCATAATTTCTACACGGAAAAAGAGCAATAAAAAAGAGCTGAGGGGACAGCTCAATTTTGGGTGGAACAATAATTTAAATTGCTTTTAATTATTGTAACCCAAAAGATGCAGAAAAGCAAGTGGAATCCGCTTGTTTACTGCATTTTCTATCCCTATTACAAGAGCGATTAAATATTTAAACTTAGCGTAAACGATAAAATTATGATAGGGGTGTCATAAATTGCACATAGTAAAAGTGAGCAAGGTGGGGGAGTTCACTTTGGTTCAGAAATACACAGCTTTTAACTTTGGTGGAGCAGGTAAGAAGAGAAAAAAGAGGCAGAAAGTGTCCAGTGAATATCAAAGAAAGTACAACACAAAGCTGAGAGCTGATGAACTGCAACTCCTGATCCTTGGAAATTTCAGAGAGGGTTATCATCTGGTCTTAGGTTATCCAAAAGGGAATGAAAAGTGCACATATAGGGAATCAGATGAGAATTTAAAGAGATTCCTTGACAGAGTCAGACGCAGATGCAAAAAGGCTGGCAAAGAGTTTAAGTTTATAGCCATCACAGAGAGAGGCAAAAGAAAAGAGGCTCTGCATCATCACATGGTCATACCTAATGATCCTGAGCTATTGGAGCTGATAAGGCAGCAGTGGGGTTCTGGACATATCCACATATCCACAATGTATGAGGATGGAGCTTACAGAGAGCTTGCTGAATACCTTGTGAAGGTGGAAACCAAAGAGGAGGCTGAAAAAGGAAAAGCCAAGTATCACAGATCAAGGAATTTAAGAAAACCAGAGGTGAGGAGGATGGTTTCAAACGAGAAACTAAGAGATGATCCTGTCATCCCAAAGGGATATGAGCTTGTCAAAGACTCATTTGTCTCAGGATTCCATGAGGGACTGGGAATCAGATATCAGAGATATATGGTTAGGGACTTAAGACCATGCCCTCAAAAACCAAAACTCAAGAAACCGCATAAATTCTCATTGTTGAATGGTATTAAGAGGCTTTTTGGCAGGAGAAATAGGGCAAATGGCAGTTGAAATGTTCATCCAAGATGAGGAAAAATGCACATCTCAGAAAAAGGAAGTTCAAGCAAGATGGTATATCAGGACAGTCATTAAAGGACAGGTCTTTGAAAGAGATGGGATTGTCTGCTTAAGGGACTCAACAGAGCAAAGAGCCTCCCTTTTAGCTTTAAGGGATGCACTTGGCAGGTTCAATAAGGCAGCAGAGATCAAATTATATATATCAAACAGCCACATCAGAGCTGCCATGAATAATGGGTGGCTTGCAAAGTGGCAGGAAAACAATTTCATAACTACCAAAGGAGATTCTGTCAGATATGCCTCTGAATGGCAGCAGGTGTCAGAGCTCCTTAAAATCCACAAGGTTGTTATGGCTCCCAAGGAGGAGCTGGGCAATAGATATTCAAATGAGCTAAGGAGGAGAATAAATGCCAGTGGAAAAGATTAAACTCAAAATGGTGACTGTGACAGGCACATGCAAATATTGCCATCAGCAGAAAGTCACCAAAGTAAGAGAGGGAACAACCCAGAATGAGATTGATGAGATTGTCTCAGGTGAGTGTGGGTGCCCTCTATCCTGTGAGGAGATTGAGAGAAAAACATCTTACACCATGATGGTCAATCAGATTCACAGAGTTTGTCAGCAGACAAGAGAGCAAAGACCAACAGACAAAAAGCTATTACAGAGGTGGAATGAGATTCAGATACTCTTTGTCATCCTCGCAAGCATGATTTCAAGAGGTCTGATAAAAAAAGCAAGCATAAGTTTGGATTCCCAGAACACTTGGACTCTTTCAAGGACATCTAAGGACAAGCTAAAACTCAAAATGACATTTAAGGATGATGAGGACTCTGAGTTTTAGTGCATAAGCGCACCAGAGCATGTGCAATCTCTAAGAGTACAAGGGAGAAAGTTGAAAAAAGGGACAACCACTTATGCATATTCTGTGGATGTTGGGGTAGAGGTGAGGCACATTTTATTCCCAGATCACATGGAGGGCTGGGAATTGAGGAGAACATCCTGACTGTTTGCAGACCATGCCATGACAAACTGGATAACTCTGTGAATAGAGGGGAAATGCTGAAAATAGCAGAGGAGTATCTGAAAAGACATTATAAGGGCTGGAATAAAGAGAGCCTGATTTATCAAAAAGGCATGTTGCCTCATCCAAAACAGGATTTTAAAGCTGACAAGGCAGATAAACACTGCATTTTACCATCAGAAAATGAGGATTTGATGAGACAGAATCTCATCCCAGAGGGTTTTTATTTTCTTGACGATCCATAAGAGGGGGACAGCTTATGAGTGGAAACAATAAGAGACTGAATTGCTTTCTTGATGAGCTTGTGACCATCACTTTCAAGGACGGATCAGAGAAAACAGGTGTCCTTGAATTTGGAATGGGCAAGCTGGCAGAGCATAAACCACCTATCATGAGATATTCGCTCTATGTATTTGGAGAGGGTTATAGGTATCTCAGGATAGGGAGCCTTAAGGGGATAAAACTATGGAACAACCAAAGACTTACAGAGACACAAATTATAATCACAGGCGCAAAAACAAAAGTGACATGACAATACCTGAGCAGATAGAGACCATCAAGGAATCTATCTGTGATGGATATTGTAAATTCAGGGCAGAGGCAGCAGGTGTTGATCCTGATTACTTTATTGAGAAATTCTGTTCAGGCTGCCCTCTGACACAGTTATGAGGTAAACATGGAACATTTTAGTTTATTCGATTACATCAGATATTTTATTCATAAGCTCTTTCATTCCAAGGAGGAGCGCAAAGTTGACAGTGAGCAGATAAAGAAAAACATGTGCGCTGGAGTAAGAGAGGCATATGGCTGCAGCTATTTCTGTGAATGCTGTACATGGAATCATGAGGGAAATGAGTGGACAAATAAAAGGGCAAATTAGCATATTTGATTACCTGTCCCAGATAAAGGAGTGTAAATTCTCAGGGCATACATGCAACAAAAGAAACCTCTGGGATGTTGCGCTCACCTTAGATGACATCATCTGTCCTCTTAAATGTTGCAGAGAGTGTGAGCAATGGCTATGTGGTGCCAGATGCAATGGAGCAGATGTTGGCAGAATCTATCCAGTTGAGATCAAGGGTCTCATGGATGACCCATATTGTCCTAAGTGTGGCTATGGATTTTGGGACTACGGAAAGCAGAATGAGGTTGACTGTGAGAAATGCCCCAGCTGTGGAATAAGAATCAGCTGGGAGCCATGGCACAGGGTAAATGATAAGGAGGAGCTATGATTGCAAAATATGACAAGCAAGGGAACATTGTTGCAGTCAGAGACAATTGCCATGACCTTGCAAGAATCTTAAAAATAACACCACAAGCTGTCTCACATGGAATCCACAGAGGCTCAAAGCTCTACGCAGTGATTCCTGAGGAGGGCACAGAGGATGATTAAAGCACAGATAAATACTGAGACAGGAAAGATAGAAATAAAAGTTAAAGCTGACTCAGGAGAGGATTTCCAGAAAGAGTATGTTGGCATTGTTGCCATGGTCATTGAACAATTCAGAGCAAATGGCTTTACTGATGACCAGATTGAGAAATGCCTTGTTCAGGCAATCTGTGATGGATTTAATAATACTGGGGACATGGATGTCTTAAATTGACCTTTTGGCTAAGGAATTTATCACACAGACTCTGAAAGCCATGTTTATAAAGTCTCTGGGAGAAATCCCAGAGCAGGAAGGAGGCAGCAGTGTATAAAACAGGGAGAATCCTGACAGACACAGAGGCAAGAAATCTCCTTGATGAGATTGTGGACATCATTGTTGATACCCAGAATAGCTCAGAGCTCAGGAAAGACTTTCAGAGACAGTCAAAAGACGCTCAGGAAGGTTATGACATCAGAATGAAACTATTTCACAATGGCATTGTCTCACCTGGCACTTATGAGAGGCAGCTCACACTGAATGATAAAGAGGATTCTTAAATGGGCAGGTTTAAAGCTGGTGACAGGATAAAGGTTGAGGGACGAAATGGAAAGTATGATGCCATTGGGATCATGAACAAATTGGAGACTGATGGCTATAAGACTGGGTATGAATATGACAAAGAGGATAACCTATACATTGTTATCCTGAAAGACAGGATGAGGGAATGAAAGCAGCTATTGTTTTATTGTTGGGGATATTGCTATTGATTGTTGCTATTACAGACTATGAGTCCATAAGAGATGACATCAAGAGGCAGCAGGACAAAGAGAATGAGAGAGATGGTTGAAAAGATTATATGCATCCTTGCAGGAGCATTCCTGCTCTGGATTGCCTATGTATCATACAAGATAGGGATGGTGAGATGAATGATTAAACCAAAGAAGTATAGAGCTAAGTCGTTACACCACCCAGCTTATGTGGAAGGAGTTTATTATTGTTACCCTGAAACCACATATTGCTTTGAGGAGGATTACAAAACACATCCAATTGAGAACATCCATGTGATTATAAATCACAGCATGACAGACTGGGGACTCCCCAATGAGCTTAAGGTGTTCAGAATTGATCCTGAAACGCTGGAGAAAATTGAATGAGAGAAAGAGATAGTGAGTGTCCATACATACAAAGATTTATGCGAGGAAACACATGGAGAAAATGGGAACTCTAGCTTTATGGAGTGTCCATCTTATGATGAGTGCTTGCATCCATACAATGAGTTTAGCGAGGTAGAAGAATGACAAAAGAAATAGCACTACATTGTATGAAATCATACAGTGAATTGCATAGTGATTTATGCGAATTATGCCCTATATACGGACAGACAGGGAGTGACCATTGCTTTGAAGATGCTTTGCAGTATGTTATTGGAATGTTAGAGCAAGAGTCTTGCGAGGATATAGTGAATAGAGATGATGTCGTTCGAATAGTTCAACATAACAATTCAGTTAATGCGCTTAAAAAAATAAGAGCTTTGCCCTCAGTAACACCATATCCAAGTTGGATTCCTGTTAGCGAGAGGTTGCCAGAAGACAGACGAGAAGTATTAGTTACGGCGTATTGGCATGAAACATATCAAGTGATGATGGCTTCATACTTTGGTGATGGATTATGGTGGTGTGTTCCATTCAATAATTGTGGTGAACACATGCAGAGATTAAAACCAAAAGCATGGATGCCTTTACCATCAGCCTATAAAGAAGGAAACCATTTTACATGAGAGGAGACTTAAATAAGCTGCCAAGGCAGCAGGATTAAAGGAGGAGTTGAGGGGTGACAACACAAGAGGTTAAAGAGTATTTTAAGCAGATCAGGAAAGAGCAGTCTGAATTGATGCACCTAATTGAGATGAGGAGGAGAGAGGAGCTGTCCTTATTACCCAAAGGAATCACTTATGATGGTGACAGAGTACAGTCCACACCAGAGGACACACTCTCAAAGACAGCTGCCAAGATAGTTGACATTCAGCAGGAAATAGACTCATCCATCTTAGGACTTAGGCAGAGAAAAGCAGAGGCTGAGTCCTACATCTCAAAACTAGAGTGCTCAAATGAGAGAGAAGTCATGCGCTGGTATTACATGGATAATGATTGCGGAAAGCTCCTAAGCTGGCAGCAGGTGGCAGAGAAAATGGGATATACAGAGAAACATGTCTTAAAACTGCATGGGACAGCCTTATTAAACCTCTCAAAGGAGCTGAAAAAAGATGATACTAAATGATACTTAATGATACTTTATAATACCATTCAATGTGATATCATGATATTGAGCAAGAGTGAGAGAAAAGAGAAAATCTCCTCCTAAAAATCAAGTAGACTCGGAAAGACGCTATCCATTGAATGGGTAGTGTCTTTTTGTTATACGGAGGAGTATATGGCAACACATAAGAGGTCGGATCACAACGGAGTGCATGAGCGTCCCTATAGGAGAAACCGCAAGCGCATACTGGCAACACAGTCAGTGTGTGCTATCTGTGGGAAACCTGTGGACATGACACTCAAGTCTCCACATCCAATGAGTGCAACTGTGGATCACATCATCCCAGTCAGCAAAGGAGGACATCCAAGTGCAATGGACAACTTGCAGCTTGCTCATTGGATTTGCAACAGGCTCAAGTCCAACAAGTTGCTTGATTACACCCAGCAACAGCAAGCAGCTGGCAGCAGTATCAAGTTGTCTTGCGATTGGAAAAATTTTTGAGCTCAAGTGTTAAAAATGAATTTAATTTCTGGGAGAGGAAAATTCATCAGAAAAAATTTAATAACATCAGATTTTTTCTGACATGGGGGCTGGTACTACCCATCCCCCAGCTGACAACTTCACTCCCCCAGTTACTGTGTCAATATCTCGCAGAAAAGAATTTTGAAAGAGAAGGATCAAGAGTCAAAAATGAGTGAATTAGAGTCAAAAATAAGTGAATTAAAAGGCAGAGCATACCTGAAAAGCAAACTGAATAAGAAAAAGGCTTGGGCTAAGACCAGATATGACTATTATGAGCTCAAGAATCTCAAGGTTGACCCATCACCTGTTATCCCTATGGATTTGCAAGCAAAGTATGGCTCAAAACTTGGCTGGTGCGCCAAGGCTGTTGACTCATTGGCAAACAGACTCTTGTTTGATGGTTTTGACAATGACAATTTTGACCTGTGGGAAATATTCCAGATGAACAGCAAGGATATTTTCTTTGATTCAGCCATCAGGTCAGCTCTTATCAGTGCATGTTGCTTTGTTTACATCTCAGCTGATGAGGACGACTACCCAAGATTGCAGGTCATTGATGGTAAAAACGCAACAGGAATCATTGATCCTATAACAAACCTCCTGAAAGAGGGTTATGCAATCCTTGAGACAGATGATAAGGGAACAGTCCTTGTGGATGCATATTTCACTCCAGAGGAGACCCAGATATATTACAAGGGGCAGAAAGAGCCCCAGATTATAGACAATCCAACAGGCTATCCTCTGCTGGTGCCTATAATCTATCGCCCAGATGCAAACAGACCATTTGGTCAATCTCGCATAAGTAGGGATTGCATGGACTTGCAGGATAAAGCAAGATTCACAATTACCAGAATGGAGGTTGCAGCTGAGTTTTATTCTTTCCCACAAAAGTATATCCTTGGGACATCTCAGGATAGTAATTTTGATACTGTGAGGGCAAAATATTCACAGTTTCTTGAGGTTACAAGGGATGACGAGGGCAATATGCCTCAGATGGGGCAGTTCACACAGGGCTCTGTGTCTCCTCTGGTGGAACAGCTGACCACTTATGCAAAGGCTTTTGCAGGAATAACAGGTCTCACAACTGATGACCTTGGCTTTATTTCCAACAATCCATCAAGTGCTGAGTCCATCAAGGCAGCTCATGCAGACCTTGAAAGACTTGCTGTCAAGGCTCAGGAGACATTTGGCTCAGGATTCCTTAATGTTGGACTGGTTGCAGCATCCCTAAGGGATGAGACCCACTACAACAGAAATGCGCTCTATGAGACAACACCACTCTGGAAACCTGCATTCACAATGGATAACAGCGCAATTGGCTCCTTTGGTGATGCAGTCCTCAAGATAAATCAGGCAGTGCCAGATGCAATCAACCAAAAGACCATTGAGAGAATGACTGGCATACCTATGGAGGAGCCTGAGGAGGATATCTTTGAGGGCATTGATGAGGATGAGCTCAAAGAGGAGTTTGGCATTGAGGGTGATGGCACCATGGGTGATGAGGGACTGGATAATGTTCTGGAACAGCTCCAGAATCTGTTAAAGGAGCTTGGATAATTATGGCTTATGATGCAGCTAAGGCTCATGAATATTATGAGAATTACACGAAAAAGGGGAAAAAGAAGGGCAGAAAGAAGGGCAAAAAGAAAACATCTGCCAAGGCTACAAGGATCATTGGTCTGACAACTGCTGGGCTCAATGATGCTGGGAAAATGGAGGTTGCCCTAGTCAAGGAAAAACTCCAAGCTGAGATGAATGCTGCCCTTAAGGGAGCAAAGAATCAGGCTGAGAAAGATGCCATCAGAAAAGAATATCAGAACAAGGCTTTGCAGGAAATAAGGAATATCAGGTCAAAGTCTGAGTTTGCCAAGGAGAAAACCACAAGCTCTAAAGGGAGCTCCAAGGCAGCAGGTGGCAGCAGTAAGTCAAGCGGAGGGTCAAAGAGCTCAGGAGGCAGCAGCTCAGGGAGCTCTAAATCTAGTGTTGGGACATCGGCAAGCACTGGAACAACAGCAACTAGTGGGACAGACACAGCAGCCAAGATTGAAAGCATACAGTCAACGCTCACAGACCTTGTGAGTGCTGTTAAGAATATCTCTGATGACAAGAAAACACTGGTCAAGGAGACTGTCTCAAGGATCATTGAACAGCTCAAGTCAATTAAGAGCTTTGATGCATCCAATATCATAAAGGGACTTGAGAATATGAGTTGAGGTCACAATGAAAGATATTTGCCCAGAGCTGATTAAAAATATCAATGATGAGTTTGAAAAGAATTGTATTAAAGATGCTAACATGAGAGCACTGGTCAAAAAGATTGAGGCTGGGACTGCCACCTATACAGATGCTTACAAGTATGCAGAGGCAGTTGGCACAGCAAGGGCAAATGCATTCCAGTCAGAGATTAGCTCAGAAGTCCTCCCAGATGGCAAAATGTATTACAACATTGCTGAAAGAGTCATGACTGACTCTCTGGGGACGGATCATGAAATGATTGCTGATTTTGCGGAGCAGGTGCAAAAGGCAATAAATGATAATGCAGGAATCCGCTTAAAAGCACAAAGAGCAGACCTTGATGAGGACAGGATAGACGGATTTGTCCAGAGACTTGCATCTGAGGACAATGTGGACAATGCAAAGTGGCTCCTTAATGAGCCTGTCAAGACACATGCTCGCAGTGTTGTTGATGACACTGTCAAGAAAAATGCCAAGTTTCAGCATAAGGCAGGAATCAGGGCAAAGGTTGTCAGGTATGGTGGTTCTGACTGTTGCAAATGGTGTGATGGTCTCACAGGAGAGTATATTTATCCATCAGTCCCAAGAGAGGTCTTTATGAGACATGATAATTGCAGGTGTTCTCTGGACTACAATGGAAAAAAACTGACAGCTTATGAGTCTGGTGGAGTGGCACACACATTCAGAGATCAGGGTGAGGCTGAAAAGAGGAATCAGCGCATTGAGTTTTCTGAAAAATACAATCAAGACTATAAGAAGGTTGAAAGAGACCCAGATAAAAAGTATTCAGCTCAGACAAAAGGAGAAACTATCACATCAACTGCAATCAAGGGGAGCAGAAATGAAATATATCTTTCTGACAATGCATCTGTTAAACCAAAAGAGTTACACAGAATAGAAAATCAAATTGACAAAGCAAAAGAGCTGACAAGATTATCAGATGTTAATTGCCCTAAGTTTGTTATTATTGGGGATTCAGAATTACAACCCAAGACTGTTGGCAGGTTTGACGCTGGGAGTAACACGATATTTATAAAACCCACTATTGATAAAAACAAGCAACAATATGTATTGGTGCATGAGTCATACCATGCTAAAGATTTTCAGGATTTTATCAATAAAGGTGGAATTTACACAGATCAGAATACCTATATTGACAGTCAAAAAATAAGCTCAAAAGTAATGCTTGAACAAATTGGAGTCGATATATACAATGTAGGTGAGATATCCAGTTATGCAAAAGACATGTATGAAATTGGGAGATTTGATGAGGTACTGACTGAATATAGGACAGTGAATGCAATAGGCAGGTGGGAATAATGGCAATAGTTGATTACCCAGAAAGAATAAAAAAGATAAAAAGACAGATTGCTCCTTGGGAAATAGGGGCAGGTGTTTTTAAAAAAGATACTCCTCAGGAAATTCTAAAATTACATGAGGAGCTTGTTGAATACTTGCATAGCACATATGATAGCATTCAATAATAGAACAGTGTTTTGATAACTAAGAGCTAAGGCGCAATGCCCTAGCTCTTTTGTTATAGAAAAATAGGAGGAATGATGCCATGAAAAAGGGTAATCAGACTCCTACTCAACAGGTTGTGCTCCATTACCGCACTACCAGAGGCAAAGAGGCGCAGACTCTATATGAGCAAACTGGGAGGGTTTGCCAGAGTTGGCAGAGAAAACAACTAAATAATATTCTGGCAATCAATAAAGATGGTCTATGGGTTCATACAAAGTATGGATATTCAGTGCCAAGACGAAATGGAAAGAATGAGATCATAGCCATGAGAGAGCTATACGCTCTGACCCATGGTGAAAGAGTGCTCCACACAGCACATAGAACAACCACATCTCATTCAGCATCAGTCAGGCTCACAACTCTTTTGGATGATTTGGGCTATACAGAAGTCCAGAGACCCAAGAAAGAGGATATATTATCAGGGGCTTATGATAAGTGCTACACCTATTCAAAGCAATTCGGTCTTGAAAGAATTGTTGTTCTTGGCAAAAATGGTGGCTCAGTCGATTTCAGGACAAGATCAGGAAAAGGTGGTCTTGGAGAAGGTTTTGACCTGCTGATAATTGATGAGGCGCAGGAATATACAGATGAGCAGGAATCAGCACTCAAGTATGTTGTTACTGACTCCAAGAATCCACAGACTATTTTTTGTGGGACTCCACCAACAGCAGTTAGCTCTGGAACAGTCTTTCTTAATTTCAGGAATGATGCTCTTAAAGGAATCAAGAAAAACACAGGCTGGGCTGAGTGGTCTGTCCCTGAGCTGTCTGACCCAATGGATAAAATTCTTTGGTATCGGACAAACCCATCAATCAATGTTATTTTCACTGAAAGAAGTATTGAGGATGAGATAACAGGTGATGTGACTGACTTTAATATCCAGAGACTTGGACTGTGGTTGCAGCATAACCTCAAGTCAGCCATCTCCAAAGTTGAATGGCAGCAGATGATGGCAAAGAAACTCCCTGAGTTTTTAAATCACAAGTTATTTGTTGGAATCAAGTTTGGAAGGGATGGGACTAATTGCTCTATGGCAATTGCCATAAAGACCAAAAACAAGAAAATCTTTGTTGAGGTCATTGATTGCAAGAGTATGCGAGAGGGTATCGGATGGATCATAGACTGGTTATCCCAAGCTCAGAATGTGGCAAAGGTTGCTATTGATGGAGCAAATGGACAGCCTCTGATGATCCCAGCAATGAAAGAGGCAAAGCTAAAAAAGCCTATCCTGCCAACTGTGGCAGAGGTTGTTGAGGCAAATTCGATATTTGAGCAAGCTGTTTTCAAGAAAACCATTGTCCATATGGGACAGGAGGAGCTCACCAATATTGTTTCCAACTGTGAAAAGAGAACAATAGGAAACAAGGGTGGCTTTGGTTATTCAGCTCTCAAACCTGACACAGAAATTGCCCTGATGGATTCTGTTATCTTGGCTCACTGGTTAGCGTCCAAGGATAAGGAGGCAGCAAAGCAACAAATCAAATATTAAAACGCAACTACAGCGGAAAAGTAGGAGGGAAACTTTAATGTCGTTTACACCAATTGAAACACAGGAACAACTTGACGCTGTCATTAAAGACAGGGTTGCAAGAGCTGAGAAATCAGCAACGGAAAAAACAGAGGAGAAATACAAAGGTTATATCAGCCCTGAGGACTTTGAGGCAAAGACCAAAGAGCTGACAGACAAAAACACTGAGCTTGGCAATTCGCTCAAGAGTGCTGAGGAGGAGCGAGACAAGGCAAAGAATGATTTGACTGGTCTTGAGTCCAAGGTTAAAGCATACGAAACTGCCTCGGTTAAGAGCAGGATAGCCCATGAGCTTGGCATTCCGTATGAGCTTGCAAATAGAATAAATGGTGAAACAGAGGAAGAAATCCGCAAGGATGCTGAGGCTATGAAACCATTTATATCAAAAAAAGGCACAGCTCCACTTAGAGACCCAGAGTCAGGAGATTCTGAGACAGGTGGGGAAGTTAGAGCCAGTATGAAAAAGCTGGTTGAAAATCTTAAGAAAGAATGAGGTAAAAAATTATGGCAGCTAATGTTACAGTTTATGATCCTACTCTTGTGACAGACCTTATCTCAAAGGTTAAGGGAAAGTCATCCCTGGCACTCCTTGGACAGCAGACTCCTGTTGAGTTCACAGGAAATAAGGAGTTCACATTCACAATGGACTCTGATGTTGACATTGTGGCAGAGAATGGAGCAAAGAGTCACGGTGGTGTCACCATTGATCCTATTACCATCATCCCTGTTAAGTTTGAGTATGGCGCAAGAATCTCTGATGAGTTCATGATTGCATCAGATGAGAAGAAGGTGGACATTCTCACAGCGTTCAATGAGGGCTTTGCAAAGAAACTTGCATCTGGTCTTGACATGGCAGCAATGCATGGTATCAACCCTAGATCAAAGGTACTTTCTGACCTTGTTAAGGCTAACAGCTTTGACATCAAGGTTACAAACACTGTCACATATCTTGGCAACAGCTCAACAGCTGATGCAAACCTTGAGGCAGCCATTGCGCTGGTTGAAGGTGGAGAGGGTGATGTTACTGGAATGGCAATCAGCCCTACAGTAAGAGCAGCCCTTGCAGCAATGACAAAGCAGAATGGAGAAAAGCTCTATCCTGATTTTGCATTTGGCGGACAGCCTGCAAGCCTTGGAACACAGGCACTCTCAATCAACAAGACTGTTCAGACAGCAGTTAAGGCAACAGCAGCTGCCACTGCAGCTATTGTTGACCATGCCATTGTTGGTGATTTCGCTAACATGTTCAAGTGGGGCTTTGGCAAGGATATCACTGTTGAGGTTATCGAATATGGTGATCCTGATAACTCTGGCTCTGACCTTAAGGGTCACAATCAGGTATATCTTAGAGGTGAGGCATACCTTGGATGGGCAATCTTTGATGCAGCATCCTTTGCAAGAGTTATTGTCTGAGAGGTGAGAGCATGAGATATCAGAACACAAAGACTGGGTTTGTCTTTGACTCTGATGCAGAATGCCATGGAGAGGACTTGATTGCTATTGAGTCCTCTCCTGTTATTAAACAGGCAGAGGAAGAAAAACCCAAAAAAGCCACAAAGAAAGCCACTAAAAAGGCATAAGAGGATAAGAACATGAATGTTACAGTTAATGATTTGATTGCAAGATGGAGGAGTCTTTCAAATGATGAGATGACTAAGGCTCAGACCTACATCACAGATGTTGAAAATGCACTCCATGTATATGCTCATGACAGGGGACTTGACCTTGATGCCATGATTGCAGACTATGAGCCCAGACAGGGGTTATATATTGCGGTTGTGTGTGATGTGGTCAAGCGTGAAATGACATCAGCAACTGATGACAGCCCAGCCATGACACAATACTCACAGTCAGTCAATGGCTATAGTGTTCAAGGCACATTCTTAAGTGCTGGTGGTGGTTTGTTTATCAAAAATTCAGAGCTTAAGTTGCTTGGATTACAAGGACAAAAAATCAGGGCGGTGGATATTTATGGAGATCAAGGGGATTCCAATAATTCTTAATGAGCAGGTTGCCACAGGGACTGACTCCTATAATAGGGAGATCACTGAGGAAATGCCAGTCACAATTGAAAATGTTGTGGTTGGTCAGCCAACATCTGATGATATCTTAAATGAGTATAACCTCTCAGGAAAGACAATCTCTTATGTTCTGGCTATTCCCAAGGATGACAACCACAACTGGGAGAACACAACTGTTGAGTTTTATGGCAGGAAGTGGCGCACAGTCGGACTCCCTCAGGAATATATGGGGGATTTCATGGGGAAAGACTTTCCATGGAATAAAAAAGTGAAGGTGACAGCTTATGAGTGAGGTTAAGTTTGAGCTGGATAAAGGAGCTTTCAGGAGGCAGGTGTTGCAGTCTCAGGGAATGCTCACATTAGTTACAAATAAAGCTCAGTCAATGAGTGATTCAAGCCATCATATCAAGCCATTTATTGGGTTTGACAGAGCAAAGGCTGTTATATATCCCAACACTAAGGAGAATCCATCATGATAGAAAGTGTGGTAATTGGATATCTTAATGAGAAACTAAATGTCCCTGTTTACGCAGAGGAGCCCACAAGAAAAATTGATGAGTATGTCATAGTCCAGACAATAGATAATGGGAGGGTCAATTTTATTGACGCTTGCACGCTCAATATTAAGTCTGTCTCAACTACCTTTGAAAATGCAGGAAAGCTAAACAAGAAAGTCAAGGATGCCATGTTTGACATTATTGAGCTTTCAAATGTCAGCTCCAGCAAATGTGGAGGAGGTGGACAGAGAATAGATACAGTTACTAAGAGATACACACATGAGTGCATCTTTAATCTTTATTATACGGAGGATTAAATCATGGGAAACAATGCAGCAAATGTTTCAACTGGTAAGCCGATGGTCACAGGTGCTGTTTTCACAGCTCCTCTTGGCACAGCATTGCCAACTGATGCAACAACAGCCCTCTCAAGTGCTTTTGAGTGCCTTGGACATGTCTCTGAGGATGGCTTGGCAAATGCCAATGAGCTTGATATCTCTGAGATCAAGGCTTGGGGTGGACTTACTGTTTATCGTTCACTCAATGGTCTTTCTGATAATTTCACACTCAAACTCATTGAGTCTGAGAATGTGGAAGTTCTCAAGAGAGTCTATGGTGAGAACAATGTCACTGTGGATGACCAGACAGGAGTGACCAAGATCACTGTTAAGGCAGATGATCCTGAGGAGAGAGTCTGGGTGTTTGAGATTGCCTTAAGAGGCAACAAGAAAAAGAGGATAGTCATTGCTGATGGAGCAGTCACCTCAAGAGAGGAGATCACATACAATGATTCCGATGCTATCGCATATGGAATCACAGTAAGTGCTTATCCTAATTCTGATGGTGCGACTCATGATGAGTATTTAGCAGCCCAGTAAGCACGACAAAGGAGTAATCTATGGTAAAAGGTACAACAAGCACAGGTTTTAAGTTTTCATATGATAAGAGGCTCCTTGATGATTGGAGGATCATGGAGGCAATAGCTTATGCTGACTCTCCTGATAACATGAAAAGAGTCAAGGGAACAGCTGACCTTATCACATTTCTTTTGGCTGACAATAAGGATGCCCTGATGGAACACATCAAGTCCTATTCAGATGGTTTTATCCCAACAGAGGCATTAAGGAAAGAGCTCTTTGAGATTCTTGAACAGGCAAAAGAATTAAAAAACTCCTGATCCTCGCACGCATTATAAGTGAGTGTGAGGATAAGTTAATCTGTGACCTTGCAGAGACCTATCATATCTTACACTATAAAGAGCTGCCACCATCTTTGGTGGCAGTTTTTTCTTTAGGTTTAAGAGATGATTCAAGAGTAAAAATGCACTTTGCTAAGTGCAAGATAACTCTTGAACAGGCACTCTTTGCAAGGATGGCAGATTCCCTCGGCTTTATAGCATGGAGCAGAACAAAGGATGCAGCAAAGGGCAGAAGGTACAAGGAAAAGAGCATCTTGAAAGAGCTCATGCATCCTGAAAAGAAAGATGAATATATGCTCTTTGCCTCAGTTGAGGATTTTGACGCTTACATGAAATCATTTGAAAGATAAGAGGTTTCAATATGGCAGATACAATCGGAACAGCGTATATACAGATTGAGCCGAATGCAAAAGGAATAGAAAACAAGATTTCTGATGCTATCTCAGGTGGTACTGCCAGTTATGGGAGCGCACTTGGAGGAGCACTTGGAACAGCTGCCAAAGTAGGCACAGCAGCACTAGGCGCAGCTATGACAGCAGCAGGAGCTTTTGCAAAGTCTGCTGTTGATGCTGGAATGAATTTTGATAGCTCTATGTCTCAGGTCTATGCAACCATGGGAGACAAAGCGAATAAAATGATTGAGTACAATGGGCAGACCATGAGCTCCATGGAGGCTCTGAGAGACTTTGCACAGGAAATGGGACGCACAACAGCCTTTTCAGCATCAGAGTCAGCAGATGCCTTGAATTATATGGCACTCGCAGGATATGACGCTGAAACATCAATGGCAATGCTGCCCAATGTTCTCAATCTGGCATCAGCTGGCTCCATTGACCTTGCAAGAGCATCAGACATGGTAACAGATGCCCAGACAGCTCTTGGTCTTTCTATTGAGGAAACAGGTGTGATGGTTGACCAGATGGCAGCAGCCTCATCAAATTCAAACACATCTGTTGAACAGTTAGGAGAGGCTTTCCTTAAGATAGGTGCAAATGCAAGAGACTTAAGTGGTGGAACAACAGAGCTTTCCACAGTTCTTGGTGTCCTTGCTGACAATGGTATCAAAGGAAGTGAGGCAGGTACGCACCTCAGAAATATCATGCTTTCCATGACACCGACAACAGACAAGGCAGCAGCAGCTTGGGAACAGCTTGGGGTCTCTGCCTATGATGCCAGCGGACAGCTGAGAGATTTGCCAACAGTCTTTGGTGAGCTCAATGCTGCCATGGATGGAATGACGGATCAGGAAAAAACTGAGACTTTGTCAGCCATGTTCAATAAGACTGACCTTGCATCTATTAAGGCGCTCCTTGGGACAACAGCTGACAGATATGATGAGCTCTCAGCTGCTATTGAGAACTCAGATAAAGCAGCTAAAGAGATGGCAGATACACAGCTGAATAATTTAGCAGGTGACATGACGCTTTTTCAGTCAGCTCTTGAAGGTGCACAGATAGCAATCTCTGATGCTTTGACACCTACCTTGAGAGAATTTGTGCGATTTGGCACTGATGGGCTTTCCAAGATCACAGGAGCCTTTCAGGAGGGCGGTCTTTCTGGTGCTATGGAGGCATTTGGAGAAATCCTCTCAGATGGCTTGAACATGGTAATTAAGATGTTGCCTGACATGGTGGATGCAGGATTGCGACTGCTTGAGGCTCTTGGAAAAGGTCTCCTTGACAACTTAGATGTCATTATTTCAGCAGCGGTAACTATAGTTGAGCAGCTGTCTCTTGCATTTTTAGACTGTCTGCCTCAGCTGGCAGAGGGTGCCTTGCAGATACTCTTGGGGCTGGCTCAGGGTTTTGTTGAAATGGCACCAGTGCTCATTCCAAAAATCACTGAGGTAGTAGTCCAGATTTGTCAGATGCTGGTTGACAATCTGGATTTACTGATTGATGCAGCAATTCAGATCATGATAGCAATTGGACAGGGGCTCATATTGGCAGCACCGATTTTGATTGAAAAACTCCCTGAGATTATCATGAAACTGGTGAGCGTGATAATTGAGTATGGTGGAATGTTTCTTGAGGCTGTTGGCTCCATATTGCTGCAGATTGGAGAGTTTCTGCTTGCAAAAGGAGCTGAGTTTGTTTCAAATATCGGTCAGACCTGCTCCAATATTCTCACATCAATAGGTGAGTGGTTGTCACAGCTCCCCACAACTCTGGCATACTGGGCAGGATTTGCTATAGGCTCATTTATCAAATTCTTTTTGGAGCTCCCATCAAATCTCCAGCAGATATGGAACAATGTTGTCACAGGAGTGACTACTTTTGCAACACAGTTCATGCAGAAAGCTACTGAGTCAGCACAAGGTTTCTTTAACAATCTGGTCAACGGAATCCAGACACTGCCATCAAGGATAAGGGCTCTTGGGTCACAGCTAGTGGGAGCTATTGCTGATTTACCCAGCAAATTCCTTGAGATAGGCGGAAACATAGTCAAAGGAATCTGGAATGGCATTTCAGAAGGTTGGAGCTGGCTTGTTGATTCAGTCAAAGACCTTGCAGGAAATCTTTTGCAAGGAGCTAAGGATGCACTGGGCATTGAGTCTCCAAGCAAGGCTTTCAGAGATAGTGTCGGAAAATGGATTCCTGCTGGTATAGCAAGCGGAATTGAGCAGAACATGGGAGTTGTGGACAAAGCGATAAGAGACATGACAGACAGAGCTCTTGTGACAGCCACATCAAGTGGGCTCTCAGCTCTTTCTACAAATTCAGCATATTCAGCTCAGACAATGGCAGGAGAGGGTGGCACAAATTATGGAGGCTACAATCAGACTGTCAACATCTATTCACCAAAGGCTCTTACTGCATCAGAGGTTGCAAGACAGACAAGAAATGCCACCAGAAACATGGTGCTGGCTTTGAGAGGTGTCTAAATGAACAGAAAAATCACATGCAAGAACAATGAGGGAATGGCTGCCACATTTGGCAGCTCATTCTCTCCTTATCTTTTGGCAGACTGTGATGGGATTTACACAGTTATTAACAAAGTTGGTATATCAGACAACACCATGAATGATGGTGCCACCTATCAGGGAACAGTGGTTTCAAAGAGAAACATTGTGCTCACTCTGAAAGATAAATCCAACCACAGGCTCAATAGATATCAGCTCTATCAGTTATTCCCACCAGACACAAAAGGGACTCTCATATACTCTGAGGACGGAGTAGACAGAGTTATTGACTACTATGTTGAAAAGATTGATCCTGACTCAATCGACAAGGTAAGGACAGCAACTGTCTCCCTGATTTGCCCTGATCCATTTTTTAGGGCAACATCAGACATCACTCTCACCATGGCAGGCTGGGAGAGTGGATTTAAGTTTATCCATGCTTTCACAGCTGAGGGAGAGACATTTGGTGCCAGAATCAATGAGAAGTTAAAGACCATTGAGAATTATTCAGGTGCCAAGGGCATAGGTCTCACAATAGAGATCATTGCAAATGGTGCTGTCCACAATCCATCAATCACTCAGGTTGAGACAGGAAACTTTATCAAGGTTGGCACACTGGCTCATCCTATGAATATGGTCTCAGGAGATGTCCTTACTATCACCACAGAGACCAACAACAAAAAAGTCATGCTCACCCATGAGGGAGTCACCACAGAGATCAATGAGTATCTGGATGAGGAGTCAGAGTTTATCCAGCTTATAGCAGGAATAAACACAATTGGTTATGCTGCTGAGTCAGGAGAGGCATATATGACAGTCAAACTCACATATAGAGAGAAATATCTGGGGGTATGATATGGAGATACGCATTTATGATTCAGAGCTTGACCTTTTGGGAGTGATTGAGAATCAGGTCTCATTCATCTGGACAAGAAGGTATAACGAGGCAGGAGATTTTGAAATCCATGTCCCTATCACGGAAAGAAACAGGAATCTCTTAAGGGTTGGCAACCTTGTCTATAAGACAGGCTTTACTGATGCAGGAGTCATTGAATACATCATCCTTGAGGAGTCCAACGAGAAAAACGAGATTACAGTAAAAGGGCGGTTTCTTGTCTCATATATGGATAGGAGGGTTATAAAAGGGACTCATTCATATATAGGAAATGCAGAGCTTATAATGAGGCAGCTCTTGTCAGAGGACACAGAGGCAATCCCAAGAGTTGTCTTGGGGTCTCTTAATGGCTTTACTGATGAAATCTCTTTCCAGTGCACATATAAGAATCTCCTGACTTACATGTCCAAGATTGCCAAGTCCTTTTCTTGGGGATTTCGTTTCAGACCTGACTTTAACTCCAAGCAGATCATCTTTGAGATATACAAGGGAACAGACAAGAGTATAACTCAGGGAGTCAACAACAGGGTTATCTTTTCTGAGATGTATGACAATCTCAACTCAGCTATCTATACAGAGAACAGCCAAGGCTTTAAGACAAAGGTTTATGTTGGCGGTCAGGGTGAGGGCTCTGCTAGGACATGGGTTGAGGTTGGGGTTGGTGAGGGTCTTGACCTTAGGGAGGACACAGTCAATGCCTCGGATATATCAAGTGAGGATTTGACACAGGCTCAGTATGAGGCAGCACTCACACAGAGAGGACTTGAATATCTTGAGTCAAATGGATTTGTTAGCTCTTTTGAGTATGAGACACAGCCAGATGTCAATTTCACCTACAGAAAAGACTATGACCTTGGAGATATTGTCACAGTTAAAAAAGACTCATGGGATATTGCAGTCAACATGAGGATAACAGCTGTTCAGGAGATTTATGAGAATGGTCTCATGACAGTAACACCCACACTGGGGAATCCACTATCAGAAACAATTGATTGGGAGGACAAATAAATGTCAGCAAACGGAAAAGATTATGGATATTTCTTTAACTCTGAAAAAGACTCACAGCAGCAGGATGATAGAACATATGATGCTGACTCTTTTTCAGAATGGTTAAGGAAATTCTTTACAACAGGCGTCTTTCAGGGAGACCTTGAAGTCCTTGCAAATAACAACATGACTGTCACAGTCCAGACTGGATATGCCAATGTTGAGGGCAAAGTCAGGCTCTTTGATGCAAACACAACACTCATTATTGAGACAGCAGATGCAACCTATAACAGAATAGACACTGTTGTTGTAGAGAGAAACGACACAAACAGAGAAATTACACTTAAGGTGGTAAAGGGTGGATATGCTACAGACCCAACACCAACAGCTCCTGTGAGAGAAAATGGAGTTTATCAGCTGGTGCTTGCAGAGATTTATGTGGCAGCAGGTGCAACCCAGATCACACAGAGCATTATCACAGATAAGAGAGAGGACTTGACAGTTTGCGGTCTAGTTATCACTCCTGTTGACACCTTTGATTTTAACCAGCTCAAGACTCAGTTTGATGCATACCTTGCTGAGTTTAAGGCAACAAGGGCAGCAGGATTTGAGGCTTGGGAGCTTACACAACAGGCAGCATTTGAGGCATGGTTTGATGAGATGAAAGACCAGTTGTCAGAGGATGCTGCTGGACATCTCCAGAATGAGATTGATGAGCTCAGAGAGGATGGTCTGTCAGGGTCAATTATCACAGTCACAACAGATGAGACAGCTCTCATTGGAAAACCTGTCATCCTTACAGATTCACAGGGGCACACAAAGACAGGAGTGTTTGACAGCAACAAGACCTGTCAACTCAGGGTTGTTGAGTTTATTGGTCAGTGCACCATCTCATCAACAGATACAATAGACACTGCAAGCAAGATTGTTCAGATTCCGTATTTTGGAAATTATGAGTTTGAGATCAATTTCTGGAATGCGACTGTGAACATCACAACTCCATCAAGTGAGTTTCATGGGCAGCAGGTAGTTGTCACAGACTCTGAGCAGCACACTGTTGGCACAGTCACATTCTCGGATCAGGGACTGGCAGTGTTCAATGCCAAGGCTCCTGACACTTACACATTCACTGTCACATATGGTGGAGACACATTTGAGGAGGAGGTTGTTGTCTCAGCTCAGACAACCTATTCTGTTGAGATTTCATATTATACAATTTATGGATTCCACATCAACGGAAATGAGTCTGTACCTGCTGACATGATTTCTTATCATGTCCAGTATAATGGGCGAAATGTTGACAACTATGATTTCACACCTGCATCCATGAACTACTCAACCAATAAGCTCAATGCTGGATCATGGAATCTCGTTGATGATTTCTTTGTCCCTCGCTCATGCATGGTCAAATATAATGGTCAGGTTGACTATTACCTTAATGAGGATGATGAGACCAAGAAAGCAGATGGCACAGCCTCAGATGTTGCTAACACCTCCTATGGTGGAAATGCCATGATGGAGTGGGGCAGAGATGGCAAACAGATATGGATTAAGTGTGTGCCTGACACAGGAGATGCTTTCTCAGCAACATTTTATGTTGCAGACAGGCAGGTTGATTCTGATTTCCATGCATGGTCATTCTATGATCCTGATGGCAACTTGATTCCCCATTGCTACACTGCCAAGTACAATGGAGTCAATATCTCCAGCAAGCTCAGGTCAATCTCAGGGCAGAGCATCCTGAACAATGTTGCTGGCTCAACAGAGGTTACTTATGCAACAGCCAACAATGTGAACAGCAAGACAGAATGGTACACAGAAGTCTTTGCAGACAGAATGATGATTGATGTCTTACTTTTGATGATTGGGCGCAACATGAATGTTCAGGCTCAGTTTGGCAATGGTCACTACACAGGAGGCTCACAGGCTAGTCACCTCTTACAAACTGGCACCATGAATGGAAAAGGCATGTTCTATGGTACAAATGGAACAGGCAAGGGTGTCAAGGTCTTTGGCATGGAGAATTACTGGGGCAACCAGTGGAGAAGGACAGCAGGTTGGCTCAATGTCTCTGGAACACAGAAAATCAAGTGGACATGGTCAAAGGCTGATGGCTCCAATCAGGTCGGCTATGATGCAACAGGCTCAGGATATATCACAATAGCAAGTGCAACTCCTACTGGAACATCTGGAAATTGTTACAACAAAGCAAAGTATGGCTCTGATGGTTCCATGATCCCCACAACAGCCAGTGGAAGTGAGACCACATATTACTGTGATGGCTTGTGGTTTAACAATGGTCAGAGCAATTATGCCCGTGTCGGTGGCGACTGCAGCGACAGTTTCCTTTGTGGTCGTGCTGTCGTTCTGTACAACGCTTTCTCGCATGCGTCCTGGTACGTTGGGGCTGCCCTGTCTTTGAAACCACTTGCAGCTTAGGAAGAGGGAGTTTAAGAGGGAGAAAACTAGGTTTCTCCCTCTCTTTCTTTTGATATTTGCATGATTTTTGAAATGAATTAAAGTTTTCAAGGCTAAAAAGTTTAATTCATTTTTATAGGGACTTATAGTGCGACACCCAGCCCATGTTGAATGCTCTCAGCCCATGTCGGTGGCAACTGCAACAACAGTTTCCATTGTGGTCGTGCTGTCAATCTGAACAACACTTTCTCGAATGCGAACTGGAACAATGGGGCTGCCCTACCTATCCTTAATCGGTTCAAAAACTAAATGCACTATATATTCCTTAGCCCTAGCTAAAAATTAACTCGCAGCAAGATGCTGTTAGTAGGAAACGAAAATGGCATAGAGGATAAGACAAATGAAAACATACAAAAATTTGTATGAGCAGTATATCTCTGATGAGAATATCAAACTTGCTATAAAGAATGTCTGTAAGCACAAACTAAAGCGCAGACGCTTTAAAGAATTGCATGACAATCCTGAGAAATATGTTGACTGGATAAGAGCTCAGGCTATTGATTTTAAGAATGATCCTCACACACCTGTCACCATATATGATGGAATCCAGAGAAAGAAAAGGACAATAATTGTCCCATCTTTCAGGGAGCAGATAATACATCACATGGTTGTCAATGTATTAAAACCAATTTTCTTAAGACCCATGTATGAGCATTCTTATGGATCAATCCCAAACAGGGGAGCTCACAGGGCTGCTAAGTACATAAGAAAGCACATAAGTAAGGGCAAAAACATCAAGTATTGCCTCAAGATGGATATTAAGAAATACTTTGACTCTGTCCCACATGAGATAGTCAAAGAGAAATTAAGGAAACAGATTAAGGATGAGAGATTCCTTGCTATCCTGTTTGAGATCATTGATGTGAATGAGATGGGGCTGCCACTTGGCTTTTATACATCACAGTGGCTTGCAAACTGGTATCTGACTGAGCTTGACCATTATATCAAGGAGCAGCTTGGAGCAAAGGTCTATATCAGATACATGGATGATATGGTCATCTTTGACTCCAACAAAAGACATCTCCATCAGATCAGAAAAGCAATTGGAGAGCAGCTTAAGACTCTAGGACTTGTCCTTAAGGGAAACTATCAGGTCTTTAGATTCCACTATATCAGGGATGGTGACAGAGGGAGGTTTCTTGATTTCATGGGGTTTCGATTCTATCGGAACAGACTAACACTAAGGCGGTCAATCTATTCCAAAGCCATCAGGAAAGCCAGACGGATATACAAGAAAGTGATTAAGGACATAAATGTCAGCGTGTACGAATGCAGACAGATGTTATCATATCTTGGCTGGATATCTGCCACAGATACCTATAAGGGATATCTTGATAACATAAAGCCTTACATATCAGTACAGTATCTGGAAAGAAAGATAGGCAGATTTGATAAAAGGAGGTCAATGTATGAAATGGCAGCATAGCGGTTCAGCTATCTATCCTGCAAGGGTAGACACCACACTCTCTGAGAAATATGTCTATATCAGAAAGAATATTGTTGAGACTGAGAGGACAGACACATCAGGAGAGACAATAACATATTATGAGTATGATGAGGCACTTGTCCCCAAAGAAATCTATTATGAGATTGAGGCAGCCACAACAGAGCTCTCTGAGCAGACTGCATCAAACTCAGATGATATTGCTGACACAAGGGACGGACTCATAGAAACATCAGAGGCAACTGACTCAAATACATCTGAGCTGGCAGAGCTCAGGGTTGCGGTCATGGAGCTTGCGGAAGAGATTGAAGTTTAAGGAGGGTGAGTTATGAATAGAGTATATGCAACAGCCTGTGAAAAGGATGGAAAGAATTTCTTTACTGTACCTGCAAAGAGACAGGAGGCGGTCAGGGCTATAATTGAGGCTGATGGTTTTGTTATCAATGAGGATGGAACAGTCACAAAGGAGAGATGATATTGAACATTCCAGAGCTTGTTGACAGACAGAATGAGATCATAAAGGAACAGGCTGACATAATAGACAGTCTGTTCCTTTTGTTATTACAACATGTCCCAGCCTCTGAGCTGGATAATTTGGACAATGTAAAGCATGTGGCTTTGCTCAAGGAGGATATTTCATGCCAGTAGAATTTAAGGACGCAATCACAGTTATAGCGCTCTTGATTTCAGCCATAGCTCTTTGGAGGAATCTGAAAAGCGATACAAAAAATGATGGTGCACAGACATCAGAAATTCTTGTGAAAATGGAGATCATGCAGTCAGATATCAAAGAGATTAAAGCAGACTTTAAGGCAGAGGTCAAAGGGCTCAGGTCAGAGGTTGAAAACCTAAAGGAAAGAATAATCAAGGTTGAACAGAGCGCAAGCTCTGCACATAAGAGGATTGATGGTTTACATGGAGAACACCAAGCAGATTAGAGAGAAAAGAAAGAAAAGACTCCCAGCTCTGGACAAATATGTGATTTTTTCCCTCTCTGCAATAATCATTTTCACAGTTATTGCTATAATCTTTCAATTTCTGAGAGAAAATTCACTGTCTGATGCACTTATTGTGGCTTTTTATGGAGTCTTTGGAGGAGAGCTCTTGATGCTCTGCCTTATCAAGCGGTTAAAGCTCAAAGAAAAAGACAAGGAGGACTTGGAATGACTATCACATTATTTATTTCAATATTCACAGTGGGAGCCATGGTGTCAGGGCTCCTCACAGAGGCAATCAAGAAAGCATACCAGAATGCCAACAAGGACTATTCTGCAAATGTGATTGCGCTTGTTGATGCAGTTGTTGTTGGTGGTCTTGGGACAACCTGTGCCTATATGCTCCTTGGGATCCCTTGGACAGTCAACAACATCATCTGCCTTTTCCTTATGATTGTTGTTGTCTGGGTAGGGTCAATGATTGGATATGACAAGATCATGCAGTTATTAAATCAGCTTGGAAACATCAGGGAGGACAAATCATGA